AACCGCGTCGTAGTATTCGAGCGTCCCTTTCTCGTGCTTACGCATGGCGCGCTCGTTTGCCCGTGTTCTAATAAACGCATATTCCTCCGATGTCTTTGCGGCGATTGCTGCCACCAGACGAGATGCCCGCGCTTTGCGTTCAACCATCTTGTCAGCCATTGGCTTTGTTCTCGCCTTCATAATCGGCGCTACTGCGGCCATGTTCGTGTCAAACTTCGCGCGCCATACTGCCATCACTTGATGAACCGTTATTTTTACATCGCGCGCAATGGCCTCCATTTGCTTTGCCTCTTCGGGAGAAAGAACTTCGCCGTCTATGACTGTCCCCTCGTGGATCGGATTATCGCTATCTACCGAGAATGGGTTGCGCTGTTCTTTATTCTCACTGAACTCCCGCTCGCATTTTCCGCCTTCCGGTTCCTGAGAATCCATGCCTTGCCCTTGGGCCGTTTTGATGTTCTCGGCAAAACTGAGTAGCGACGGGTGACTCGGCATGTAGCAGAATGACTGCGAGTCAAATTCCTCTCCTTGGTTGCGGACAATTCGACCGACGGCCTGCTTAAAGAAAAGTTCCGTGCAAATGTTGGTGAGATAAACCAGAACCATAAGCCTGGGAATGTCCGTGCCCTCACTAACCTGCCGCACAGACACGAGCCACTTTTCGCAACCGTCGCGAAATTCCGAAATGTCGGCAGTGGTTTTTTCCTCGTCAGACACGGCCAGCCCTACGTCCTCCCCGGTGATAGACTGCATGATGTCGCGGATTCGCTCGGCGTGCCGTATATCCTTTGCAATAATCAACCCGCCTGCATCCGGTTTGTCTTGTCTTACGGATTCCAACTTTCGATGCGCGGTTTTCATCATCTCTTTTTGCCAGCGGTCTGACACAAGAAGGCGAGCTAGATTCTGCGAAGCCTCCTCTGCGTCTTGGGTTGGCGTGAGCGCCCGCTGCACTTCCTCCCCGGTAATGAGGTCTGTTTCAGTGTATTCGCCCGAATAGTGATCAAACTTTACAACGCGAATCACACCGTCACGAATTGCCTCGGGGTAATCGTAGGTAAAATCTGCGCGGGAGAATCCTAGACTGTCCACCTTGACGAATGGAATAGGGGTCTTGTCCGTTCGGAACGGTGTTCCAGACATAAGCAGTCGCTTCGGCGCAAGCTCAAACGCCGTTTGAATTGCCCGCCCCCATGACGCGAATGTTCCGGCGTGATGAATCTCATCCATGACGATCATCCATTCATAACGCCGACTCACCAAGGCGCGAAAGATTCCTGCGCTGCCTCCTATTGTTTGATAGGTCGTGCAAGCGCCCTGAAAATTGGTTTTGAAAATTGCGTTGTCCGCAGTGAACTCCTTCACGGCTAATTCGATTCCAAAAAGCTCGTGCGCCTTGTGTTTCCATTGTTCACGCAAATTATCCGACGGCACCACGATCAGCACGCGCCTCCTCTCTGGATTAAGTTGCATCCAATCGCGGGCCGCGCCCATTGCCGCCACGGTTTTTCCCGCGCCTGGAAGAGCAACTAAAAGAAAGTCCTGGCTGCCATTCGCCTTGAACCTTCCGAGGAATCTTGATTGCCAGTCGCGCAGCGTGACGTGAGCGCATGACTTTTGCAGATTCTCGCAGGGGTTTGTTGCTTGCCTGTTTTCGATTTCGTCGATTCCGCCAGCGGCTCGGGGCGTGATGTGATCGGAGTGCCATCCGGCTTCAAGTGGTTGTCCGGTCAGTTCGCTGGTTCCTCCATTGACTGCAAATATGGATGCTTTGTCTGTGTTCATAGGTTGTTTCTAAAAAGCCTCCGCCCACGTTGCGAGCATGGGACGGATCGGCCTAAGCCGCCGGATGGTTTGCGCTCGCAACGCAAGAAAGAGATGCGCCGTTTATCCGCTATTCCTTGGCGGTTGTCAAGTCCGGGTCCGGCGCTTCCGCCTCGGTCGTGAACAGCACAGCGCGGAGCCTAGAATCGAGCAGCGCCGCAACGAGATTCATTTGATCGCAGTCGAGTAGATGATTCGCGCGGCTTTTCATCACCGTCCACGTCCACTTTTTCGAGCCGTCCCGGTTGACTTCCTGCCGCTTAAACTCCACGGAGGTCTGCTTTTGGTAGTCACTCGAAACGTCCTGCGGAATCGTGAATCGGTAGGTGGCGAGTCCAGACCTAAGCCGGTGATACATGGATTTAATCGGCTGCTGGCACCAGAAGAAATACCTCGCCTGTCGCCGCGTTTTGTCGGTGCCAATGCCGACGTGCCCGACGTTGACCGGCGAGAAGGGATACTTGCGCGTGATGCGCTGGCCGTTTGCCATTTCGTGATGTGGGAAGTCTCGGCGGTTCGTATTGTCGCCCCAGAGACCGGTCCACCCGTAGCGCACGATGACCTCCTGAACGGCCAGCGTATCGAACGCAATGTCCACCAGCGTCCGACCCGGCTCAACGCCAAGCGCAATGCGCTTTTCCTCCAGTTCCTCCCAAGTCGTGATCCGTCCCTCGTCAATAATCCTCGCCTCCTTTTCGCCGTAGGCCCGGCACACATACCAGCGGTGCGCGCCTTCGCCTTTGCTCGCCCGACCGGCTTGGTTGTCAATCGTAAGGAAGCGCGCAATCTCTCCCTCGAACTTGTCGCCTTTCAAATACTCGCCTTTCATCCGGTCAAAGTTCAAATCGGATTCGTTGTCTGTCGGCGACTCGTCCCACGCCAGCGCCCGCCGTTTCTGGACGTAATCGCGCAACGGCTCGACCTGCCCGGCTTTGGCCGCGTAACTCGCCTTTAGCTTTTCCATCAGCAGGTTGCCGAGCGGGAAATAATGCACGGCGCTCGCCTCCCAATGGAAGGAGCGGTGCCAGTCCGGCGCGTTGGGGTTGGTGGGAACGTAGCGGCCTTGTTGCGCCTGGGTGCGGCGGCTGGCCTCGTCCGCCGGCCAGTCGCGCCCGCAGTGCTCGCAGTTGTATCGCACCGTAGGCAAAATGGCGTTCCAGTTGAACTGTCCGTTTTCGTCCGTGGTCTTTTCGCCCTGAGTGTAAATCAGTCGGTCGCGCCCATCGGTCATCCGCTGAAACTGCCGACAATGCGGACACGGCACTTGCCATTCTTCGCAGGTGCCGCTTTGAAAGCTGGCGTCGGATTCGTCGCCGAGAACGCTGCCGGTGGATAGCGTGAGAATCTTCGCGTTGCGGACGCCTTCGCACCGCTTCTCGAAAGCCGTCATCATGCCGGGCCGATACATGTGAGGCTCTTCCATCGTGAGAAACTTCACACGCTTCGATTGCGCTGCGCTCATGTTCGCGCCGACGCAATAGAGGCTCATGTGTGGGAAAGCGATTTTGGCGATGCGCTGCTTGTGCCGGTCATTCGGCAGGCGCTTGGCGAGAAAGTCGTTTGCCTGGAGCATCGGAAGAATCCGGTCTTCCATCGCATCCACGCCGTCCGGGTCGCTTTGGTGAACGTAGTAGTAAAGGCCGGGGTCGCTATCAACGCACCATGCAATGTGCATTTCGCCGATAAGCGATTTCGCCGCGCCCGCTGGTCCGCGCACGTCAACGCGGCGAATCGCCGGATCATTCACCGCCCGCATCGGCTCGATCAGCCACGGCGATTCCTCGGCGATATACACCGGGTAGCGCGTGGAGTGCGGAAGCCTTAGCGTGCCGTCGAAGTATTCGACCATGCTGCCGCTGAATCGTTCCGGCACCATGCCCGCAAGCATGTCGGCTAGCCATTGGCGGTCAGTCATGTTTTTTCTATTATTTCCACTTCTGACGCTATGTGATCCCTAATATCTTCCAGTTCTTTAAGTTCTGACTCGGCAATCTCAATGTCTTTGTGCATTGCGTTGTTCAGCTTTTCAGCTTGAGAGCTACAATCTACGCGGATGCTTCTTCTTCTTTGCGCTATTTGCTTTAACGCTCGCTGTGTAATGGGCTTGTTTTCATCCACCAAGATTTCAGCGGTGTTGTGGTCCAGTATTTGAAATGGTATTCGTTCTCCAAGCCATGTGCATGAAAGCCTGTCGAATAAATTGGAAATGATCTCATCCCGCCTCGCTTGATACGGATTTAGTTTGTCCCGTAGCTCTTTAAGGGCTTCGATCTTGGCGGTAATTTGCTCTGTTGTTATTTTGTTTTGGTTTGTCATAAGTCAAAATTTACCGGCGTCGGTCATTTCGGGGAAGCCATTACGCGCAATGCCTCTTCAAGGTCATCATCCGCAACGCCGTGTTCCCGCCCGTTGCGGTCGCATCTCACAAGGTATCGCGTTCGCTGATTCCAGACCGGCAACGGCGGATCGCCGTTGCCTCGGTCGTGAATTTCAACAGGGCCAAGGTC